AAAGGTTGTACCACCATTTCCATCAACCCAAGCAGATTTACTTGGGAAATATTTTACTGCTACACCGCTTATCTTGTCTGTAATACGCAGGCGGACATTTGTCATCACTTGTGTAGCTTTAAAGATAATTGAGTTTGTTCTGGCTGTTAGTACTGTAGTATATTCAAAACTCAACGGATTAGTTGTTACAACACTATCCCCATCAGTATTTAAAGCTTTTCGTTCAGCTTCAATGAGTTTGAAATAATAAGGCTTAGATGATACCGCGTTACGAGGAACTGCATAATCTAATATTTGATACTTCTTTTTATCAACAAGATTTTCAAAAGCAAGAAAACCTGCTGACTCAGACAATCTCAGCACATCACCAAAATCCACTGATCCAGACTCTACAGCAAAACCTACAGGAGCTAAAAGTGTACCTGAAGACAACACCCTCATGCCAGAACTTCTAACAACTCCATCTTCGTCTTTATAAGGCACCATTAGAGGGGGCCATTCAGAAAGATCTCCGCCCTCACCTTCAATAATCGTTACTTTGTTCTTGCTAGGGATAATCGACATTATTTCGCCTCAATCAAAAAGTTGAACGAAAATTTTGCCATTACCACGCATCCAGACTCTACTACCTGCTGGAACTTTTGTGATTGTTGTCCAGTCTCCACCTAAAGATGAGCCTAAAGGGTTAAGTGGCCAGCCATCTGTATTGGTTACGGGAGTTGAAGCCCTTACTTGAATATAAGCAACAGATGTACTTTTATTCTTGATTATCAAATCACTTTGAGGAGGGATATTAGAGGCTGCATAAACCTCCGTCCATACTCCACTTAAAAGCGTAATATCTGGTCCTGTATCTGCCACTTTAAACACCTCTATTTCTTTTTATTTTTAGGTGTCTGGTTATCAAGAGGTTTTATAGCCGAAACAACAGACCACTTCGGCTTCTAGGGGAACAGCCTCTGTCTGCTTTAAAATCCTTATTTAACTTGCTTACGAACAGCGTAGCGACCAATCTTAACAGTCGCGTTCTGCTCTACGTTTTGTGCAAGATAAACGCTAACTCTTGGAACAATAGCTGTCTCAGTTCCATCAAATGTATACCGCTGAGTCTCGACAGAAAGATTAAATTCATTTGTAGGTAGCGTGTAAGGATCTTGGTACTTATCCCCATCACGATAATAGATCGTGGTAGATGTCCCACTAACAGGCTTTGTGATAAGAAGCTCTGCTGTTACTCCAAGAATGCCAGAGGCTTTATCGATTACATCAAGGGATGCCATCAAGGATATTGTGTCACCAACAGAAAGGTTAGCTAAGCTAAAAGTTGCTGTTGGACTGAATGCAAGGTAGGCACCTACTGTGGTTGCAGATCCTGAAAAGGTAACAACCTGATATTCACCAACTTCTGAAACTTCCTTGCTCCACTGTGTGCTAACACCTGTGAAGCTGCTACCTGCGCCTTTATACCCTGTAGCAATAACACTTGGAGCAATAGGATTGACAGAGGCTGTACTCATGTTAGCTGAACCACTCATCAGAGGGTTGGCTACCAGAGAACCTGTTGTGTTAGTTACACTAAAAGTGTCAGTGGAATCTACAGGAAGGTCTACAGGAATCTTGGAATACTTTTCGATAGCCTCTGAGAAAGCACCACCAATCTTGTAAGCACCCTTTGGATTAGGGTGAAGATTGCCGTGTAGATCGCTTTGTACAATGAGCGAATATGTATCTGCTACAGGTGTGAACTCTGAAAGCTCATTCAACACCCAGTCACGAATATTCTCATGATCCACTTGCTGGGATGGTGTCAGTGCTTTGTCAGCAAACCTAGGTGTGTCATTAGCAACAATTACAATTTTACCAGCTTTGTTCAAACGCTTTACAATAGCTGTAATATTTCGCTTAGTGTCTGCTACGCTCATACCACCTGTGCGGTCATTTGTGCCGCCCATGAACAAGACAATTTCAGCAGGACTATTCACCACTGGAGTGATACGAGCAAGCATCTGTGCAGTTGTGTCTCCTGTGGATTAGTCTTCGCATTTTCCTAGTTGCCTCTCCTCTTCTGGGAAAATGCTTTCTTAAGTCCTATTACCGTTTATTAACGAACTGCAATGTTTATTGCTGATAGGCTTTAAGAAATATTCAATTTAACAAAAGGTTGTACCACCATTTCCATCAACCCAAGCAGATTTACTTGGGAAATATTTTACTGCTACACCGCTTATCTTGTCTGTAATACGCAGGCGGACATTTGTCATCACTTGTGTAGCTTTA